TGTTTATATTCAGAAGATATGGATCTAGAAGTAGATTGTTGCCAATGTTTAAAACCAATTAGGTATGGGGAAACATACACATCCAAAGAAGTTCATAACGGGGTAGGATTTGGTTATGCAGTATGTCCTAAATGTTATGAAGAAGAATGGGAAAGGAGAAGAGTATGGGAGAATCAGAAAGAGAGTTCTGCAGAAGAATGACATCAGGAAGTTTAGATGTAGAATTAAATAAAATATATAGATACTATATGGCAGTATACGATGAATACTATTCAGATCATAGTAGCAGAGATAGTGCTTTCTTAAAAGATCTAGTAGATTCATTAAAAGGAATAAGTGCGGTATTAGAAGTATATGTAGAACATAAAGGAATACATCCTGATTATGCATTAGAAAAATTACATAACAGTAGAAGTTATATAGATGCTGCTATCAGATATTATGAAAGTAAAATAGAAAACGGGAAAGTATTTGAGAAAGAAGATAATGAATAAAGAGGGTGATAACATGGGAGAAAATACATTAAGCTTAAAAGAAATAAGAAATAACATAATAAGAATAAATAACAACATAGAAAATTATTGCGGGTTAAAAAAGATAGAGTTTGAAAAGACTCAACCAAAAGCAATAATGTTTGATAAATTAAAAGTAGATGTATCTCATGTTAATTATGATCTATTTATAAAGTATGTAATAAAGAGCAACAAATATGATGATAAGATTATTCCATTAGAGAAAGAACTATTACAATATCAGACATTATTTATCAATGAGATAGAAAGAATGAAAAGATATGATGAAGTACCTTTAATAGAATTCTTAAAATATGAAGCTGGATTATCATGGAATGAAATAGATAATTTCTTATGTTCAGCAAGTGGGACATCAAAGAAGAAATGGAACAGATACAAAAGTATTGAAAATAAGTGAATTGTCTCCGTTTGTCCCCGATTTAATATGTTAAAATGATAATATGGAAGACTAGACATAATTAGTTTTCCATTTTTTAATTCTTTCTCATCTCCTAGTTTGTCTTTTGAGATAGAAAAAGGAAAAGGACCTAATATTCATTGCACGTTATAGGTCCTTTTAATTTTATTAGAAAGGAAGTGTACTATGGCTCTTACAAACAATCAAATGCGATTCTGCCAAGAATACTTAAAATTGGGTATGAATGGGACAAAGGCTTATATGAAAGTATATAAGAACTGTAAGAAAGAAGATACCGCAGGAGTCAATGCTAGTAGATTGCTAGGAAAAGCTAGGATTCAAGAGTATATTAGTGAACTTCAGAAGAAAGTTGAACAAAAGGCGGTAGTGAAGATAGAAGACATAGTGAACGAGCTATACGCAATAGCATTTGCTGATAGAACAAAAATAGCTAAGAACGTTCGCAATCAGATATTAGTAGAAGAAGAGAATGGGACAAGTAAAACATACTATGAGAATAATGTAGTATTTGCAGAAACTGATGAGCTAGATCCAACAACAAGAAAAGTAATAGCAGGATATAAGAAAACTCAATCGGGGTTTGCAGTTGAAACCTATGACAAAGTTAAAGCTCTAGAGTTGCTAGGAAAGTATTTAGGAATGTTTAGAGAAACAGTTGAAATAAGTAATCCTGAAGCAACAAAAATATTATCTTCAATAAATGCACAATTAAATAACAGGAAATAAGTATGAATGAAACATTTCCATTAAGTGATAAGTATTTAGACTTTTTAAGTTATAAATGTAGTGCGGAGTTCCTAGAGGGGACAACATTCGCAGGAAAGACTACTGTAGCAGTTCCTAAGTTTATGTTTAGAATAGCAGAAGATACAAGTAAGAAACCTAGTATCATAGCTGGATTAGATTTAGGAACAATAGAAAAGAACATTATCAATGCAGATAATGGTTTAATTGATGTATTTGGAGATTATGATGAGGGCGGATTGATTGAATATAATCCTAATGGAGCAGGCAAAATAAGATTGCCACATATTCTATACCATACAAGTAACGGAATTAAAGTTATTTATGTATTAGGATATGACAATCAAGCAAGATGGAAAAAAGCATTAGGTGGTCAGTGTTATGGGTTGTTTATTGATGAATTTAACATAGCAGACATGGAATTCGTTCGAGAAGCTTTCATGAGAGCAGATTATAGATTGTGTACATTAAATCCTGATGATCCTAATAAAGAATGCTATACGCAATATGTTAATCATGCTAGACCATTAGATAAATATAAAAATGATGGTCCAGCAGAACTATTAAAGTTGCTTAAACTAGAGCATATAGAAGATTGGACTTGGTGGTATTTTACTTTTGATCATAATTTAAGTTTAACTCCAGAGAAGAAACAACAAATAATAAACAGTGTTCCAAAAGGAACTAAGTTATATAAAAATAAAATACTAGGATTAAGAGGAAAAGCCACAGGATTAGTATTCAATATAACTGATAAAGATATAATTACAGAAAAACAAGCTATGTTTGAAGATTGGCAAGAAAAAGAACCAAAGAAGAAAAGAAAGTATCAAGTATTCTCAATTGGATGTGATACATCATATTCGAGTGAATCACATGATAAACTTACTTTTGAATTCATTGGAATAACATCTGATAATAAATGTATCTTGCTAGAAGAAGAATCTCATAACAACAAAGACAGAGAAATACCATTTGCTCCAAGTGATGTAATACCTAAATTGGTAGCATTTGCAGAAAAATGCAAGATTAAATGGGGATTTGCTCTGAATATATTTATAGATAGTGCAGATGCAGGAACAATTGCTGAAGCAAAAAAATACAAAAGGAAAACAGGTTGTATTTACAAATTTAATGGTGCGTGGAAAAAGACTCCGAACTTAACTAGAGTTCAATTAGAACAATCATGGTTAAATACAGGAGATTTTTTAATTGTAGAAACATGTACTGATTATAGAACTGAATGTGATACATATTCCTATACCGAAAATGGAAAATTAGAAGATGGAAATGATCATAATATTCAAGGTTGCCAATATGCTTGGTTGCCATTTAAGAAAATGATAGGAAATTGGGAAATGATATCACGATTGATTAAAGATAGTGATTAGAGGTGTGAAAATGGGAGTGATAAAAAATATGATAAGAAATTGGTTAGAAATTGATGAGCCTGATAGTTTAAGAATTCAAATAGAACAATTAACAAATTTTGAGGGGCAAGCATTTATCAATGATATTTGGTATAGAGGAGATGCTGCAGAAATTTCTCAATTATATGAGCAAATAGAACGTGATAATAGGAATAAACACTTTTGGGCAAGTTCTCCTACTTCAAACTCTAACATAAGAAAAATACATACAGGATTGCCATCAATGATAGTTGATTCATTAGCAGATATTTCAACTGATGATCTATCTAATATTGAAGTAAAAGATAGACAAGAAGAGTGGAATGAAATTGATAATGAAATTAAATTAAGAGATTTGGCAAATGAGGCAGCTAAGACAGTATTAACTGAGGGAGATGGAGCTTTTAAAGTATCAATAGATACAGATATAAGTGATAATCCAATTGTAGAATTCTATGAGGGTTCTAGAGTAGATTTTGAATATGAAAGAGGCAGAATAAATGCAATCATATTTAAAACTAAAAAGATAATAAATAAAAAAGATTATGTATTAAAAGAAAGGTATTCCAAAGATGGAATAACTTTTTCTTTAGAAGATAAAGATGGAAAAGAATTAGATATTAGAGAATTCCCAACATTAGCAAAATATAAAGATGTGGAAAATCCTAATAAGTTTATTATGGCAGTTCCATTTATGATATATAAAAGTAAGAAGTTTAAAGGTAGAGGAAAATCTATCTTTGATGGTAAAATAGATAACTTCGATGCATTTGATGAAGTATGGAGTCAATGGATGCTAGCATTAAGAAAAGGACAATTAAAAGAATATATTCCTGATTCATTACTTCCAAAGAATCCCGAAACAGGAGAAATATTAAGAAGAAATGATTTCGATGTTAGTTTCATAATGACTGAATCAGATATGAGTGAAGATGCACATAATAAGATTCAAACAACACAAGGAAATATTCAACATGAAGCATTATTAAGCACATATATAACTTCTTTAGATCAATGCTTAACTGGACTAATAAGTCCATCTACATTAGGAATTGATACAAAGAAATTAGAAAATGCAGAAGCTCAAAGAGAAAAAGAGAAAACAACTCTTTATAGAAGAAATCAAATTGTGGATAAATTAAACACAGTATTAGAAGACTTAATAGAAGTAATATTTAAGACTAAAGATACAATGAATAAAAAAGATATCAATGATGTTGATGTAACAATCACATTCGGAGGATATGCAAATCCATCATTTGAAGCACAAGTTGAAACAGTTGGAAAAGCATCTACTTCTAGCATAATGAGTATTGAAGCACAGGTTGAAGAACTATGGGGAGATACAAAGGATGAAAAATGGAAACAAGAAGAAGTAAAAAGAATAAAAGAAGAAAGAGGAATTGTTTCAATGGATGAACCTGCAGTAGCAGAAGACATTGAGTTAATAGAAGAACAAGAAGTTCTAGAAGAAAGTGAAAATAATAATCAAGAAGAAAAATAAAGTAGGTGATTTCCATGAATGATTATAAGATTAAAGAATTATATGAAAAAATGGAAATGGACCTTATTGATTCTATGAAAAGAAACCTCAGCAGACATTTAGCTGAGGAAGAAGAAGTTGGATTCAAATATACACAGTGGCAAGCTGAAAAATTAAAAGAATTAAAAAGGTTCCAACGTGAAAATAAAAAAATAATAGGTGGATATGTTAAAGGACTAAATAAAGAAGTATCAAAACATCTCCAAGAAGAATTAAAACAAGGATCAATATCTGCAATAAAACACTATAACAAAGTTCTAGGAGATAATAAGAACCCTAGTAAGCTTATGAATAGGAGCTTTTTCAGAACGAATGACAGAAAGGTTAAAGCTTTAATAAAAGCGGTCAATAATGACTTAAATAAGGCAAATATAGGTGCTTTAAGAATGATAAACGATGAATATCGACAAATCATTCATAAAAGTGCCTTTTTTGTGGCAAATGGAGTCAAAACTGAAAAACAAGCTACAAGTATGGCAATTAAAGAAATCTCCGAGAAAAAGGCAACTATGCAAGCCTGTGATGAAGTTAGCAAGTCTTTTCTAGCTGGAGGATTAAATTGTATAGAATATTCCAATGGAAGAAAAGTAAACATAGCAAGTTATGCTGCTATGGCAGTAAGAACTGCATCGATAAGAGCTCATTTAATGGGTGAGGGAGATTTTAGAAAATCAATAGGAAGAACCTTAATAAAAGTATCTACACATGGTGGAACATGTAAGCTATGTGCAAGATGGCAAGGAAGAGTATTGATTGATGATGTTTATAGTGGAGGAGAACCTGATGGAAAACATACTTTACTAAGTGAAGCAATGGAACAGGGATTATTCCATCCAAACTGCAGACATGGAATCTTCACATATTATCCTGAATTAGAGGG